GTCTATGAGGAGGCGGGCTGGGCCTACTACTGGCGCTTCAAGGAATTCGGCACCAGGAAGATGAGGGCCGAGCCGTTCCTCACGCCGGCAGGCGAGACCAAGGGACCGGAGGCAGCGCAGGTGATCATCAATGAAACCTGGGCGGCGCTCGACAAGCAGCTGAAGGAGGATGGCTGGCGATGATGGTTCCCCTGATCCAGTCCCTGCTGCAGGGTGATGCAGCGGTTCGGCACGTTCTTGGCGACCCGATCCGGTTGTGGCCGGGAACCGCGCCACAGGATGCAGCACTGCCCTACGCGACGTGGGAGGTCGTCGGCGGTTCGCCCACCGCGATGCTGTCCGAGGCGCCGCCGGTCGACGGCTGGCGTGTCCGATTGACCGTGTGGGGCAAAGCCTTGACGCAGGCCAACGGCGCGGCCGTTGCCATCCGCGACGCGATCGAGCGCGTAGGCAGCATCGAGTCCTACAACCCCACGCCTGACAGCGACGGCACGGACGCCTTTGGCATTTCCTTCGACGCTAGGCTCCTGCAACTGCGCTGAACCACACAACGGCAACCCGCTGGCCCCGCAAGGGGCCTTTTTCATGCCCGGCGACGGGCGCAATACAAGGAAATCCCTATGGGACAGGTAATCAAGTCGAAGCACTCCCAGCTGTTCGTCGCCATCGGCGCGGCCGAGGTCATCAAGGTGACCCGCCTGCGTTCGGTCGGCTTCCCCGATGGCCAGGCATCGGAGATCGATATCTCCGACTACGACGACGACTGGGACCAGTTCGTCGCTGGCCGCAAGCAGACCGGCAGCACCAGCATCGAGATCATCTACGACAGCGTCGACCACGAGAAGCTCGAAGAGTTGCACGAGACCGGTGCCGTCGTGAACTGGCTGGTGACCGCGCCGAAGTCGGAAACTGAAGGAGCGGCGAAGCCGGTCGCAGTGGCCGGGAAGATCACCCCGCCCACTGACGTGCTGTCCAAGCAGTTCGACGGTTTCGTCCAGAACTTCGCGGTGACCAGCCAGGACAACGACGTCTGGAAGGCGACGATCACCATCCGCGGCTCCGGCGCCGTCACCACGCACCGCCCGACGCCGTAAGGCTGCGGCAACGGCGCCCACGCAGGCCCGCTCCGGCGGGCCATCTCTCTGACAGGGCGCGCGGATCCTCCGCGTGTTAGCCGTGCGCGGCCCGCGCGCTCTGTCGCCATTCGAGGAAACGGCCAATGAGCAAGACCAACGACACCCCCCAAACCCAGCCGCAGGAGCCCCTGAGCGTCCTGCAGTCGTTCACCAACCTGGGCATGTTCGCGTCCAAGGACGTGCACGCCGACACGATCACCCTGCCCAACGGAGCCAAGGCGCAGTTCCATGTCCGCGAGCTGCCGGATGCGGAGTTCCGCAAGCTGTGGGGCGAGGGCGACCGCGCCAAGCTGATCGCGGCAACCATCTGTGACGAGGACGGCAAGCCGGTCATGAACGCGGCGCAGGCCGCCCAGCTCAAGCCGCTGGTGGCTGCTGAGCTGCAGCGCGTGGCCATGAAGCATTCCGGCTTCGGCGAGGATGCTGCCCAAGCCCAGGCCGACGCGGGAAACGGCTAAGGCAGCGTGGCGATGACTGGTTCTGGAAGGTCCTCGCCGGTCACCTGCACCGGCCGGATTCAGAGCTGCGGGCCACCATGTCGCGCCGCGAGTTCCTGGAGTGGTGGGAGTTCCACAAGCGGAACCCCATCGACCCCGTGAGCCTGCACATCAAGCCCGCTGCCTTCGTCGCGTACATCACCGCCTCGCACAGCCAGGGCGGCACCAAACGCTCCTTTCAGCACTACCTCGACGCTCTTGTGCCACGGTCCGACGAGGACGAGGCGCAGGACTGGTTCGATGGACTGGGATGACCATGACCGACACTTTCGGGCGGTTCGCCGCCACGCCCATTGGCCCGGTACTCGCTGCGCGAGATGGCGGGCTCACCCTGGCCACCACCGGCGCCACCACGCTGGCCAGTCACGCACGTTCCGACTTCAGCCTTGATGCCGGGACGGTGGGAGTGGAGTTTGCTGTGTGGGGTGATGACGCCGTTGCAGCACTCGTAGGATTCGCCACCGGCCCGGCAGCGCTGAACAAGGCGCTGGGTGCAGACCTCGCCAGTATCGGCTGGGACCTCGCCGCCGGGCGGCTGCTGCAGGCAGGCGGTGCGATCGCGACGGGCCTTCCGACAGTGGCCCATGGGGACATTGTCGGGCTGCAGGTGGTGTTCTCGACCCCTCGCCAGCTGCGGCTATATCTCAACGGCGCGCAGATCCTGGTGCGCGAGCTGCAACTGTCCGGTCCGCTGTTCTTTGCCGCGTCGCTGGGCGCATCGAAGGCGGGTGGCCTCTGCCTGGCTGTCAACGCCGGGCAGTGGGGACCGCGAAGCGAGGCGGCGGCCGCTGGCTGGCGCTTGCCCACTGCATCCTTCAGCCCGACCCGGCTGGCCGATGTGGACTGGCTGTCAGCGCCCGGCGACAGCCCGGCCAATGCCCGTTACGAGGGGTTGGTGGCCGAGGGCGTCAACCTGATTCAGGAGCTTGCGTTCTGGCCGTGGGGTGGTGATCCGGTGTCCCAGGCAGCGGCCGCCGAGTGCGTCGTGGTCGACGCGGAAGGTTTGCTGGACGGGATGGCGGGCACTGGTGCCTCTGGCAGTTCGGTGCAGATCCTGCTGGCACCCGAGAGCGGCATGCGGGCCGACGCGGTCCCAGCCTTCCGTTGCGCGATCGAGCAGATCGAGATCAACGACGACGGCACCAAGACGCTGCACCTGCGCGATGCGCACGACTACCTGGACGAGACGATCAACCGGGGCGTGTTTCTGCCGAATGTCGCGTCATTGGCATGGAAGCCACAGCCGGTGGTGATCGGCGCGGTGGCCAGCATCCCTGCCATGGGCGCCAATTCGGACGCAACATCGATGTTCGTCGCTGACAGCCGGGTCTACGTCAATGCGGTGATGGACCGCGGCGACCTGATGGAGATCAACACCTACAACGAGGCGCCGGACGGGCAACAGCTGCTGCTGAAGTCGCCACCGGTGACGCCGGTGGTGGTTGACGCCTCCAGCGTCGGCGCGGGCATGATGCCGGCGCGGCTGGAGCAGGCGGTGGGTGATGTGATGGCCCGGTTGGGCCGAGCGGCGTGGTCGGCCAGCGACTGCGCGGTGATCGACCAAGCCACGGGCTACATGGGGATCGGCTACTACGCGGGCACAGCCATCACCGGCCGCGCGGCGCTGAATTCCCTCCTGCCCAGCTACGGCGCCGGCTGCTATCAGGATCCTGCTGGCGTCTTGCGCTTTGTCCGCGTGACCGCGCCCGAGACACATGCCGGTGCGTTCGCCTTCGACCTGTCGGAGGATGATCTGGCGGCTGATCTGGTCATGGTGCCCGACGATGCGCCAAACCTGACCCGACGCATGGCCTACCGGCCCAACGGCCAGGCGCTGGGCGCATCGGACCTGGTCACCGACGTTGTCGATGTGCCCCAGTCCCGACGCGATGAACTGACCGGCCTCTACCGGGGGCAGGTGTATGGTGCTGGTCCGCTGCACGCCCACTACCAGCGGGCAGAGGCGGCGGACCCGGTCATCTCGCTGTTCTGGCACGCGGCCGACGCGCAGCAGGAGATTGAGCGCGTCCTGGCCATGTACCAGGTGCAGCGCCACTTCTACCAGCTCGCGGTCCGTGGTGATCAGGATCTGGCGCCGCTGCCCGGGCAGATCGGTCGGCTTACCTACGGTCGATACGGCCTTGAAGACGGCAAGCCGGTGCTGGTGCGCCGGGTAGAGCGCAACCCTGCCACGGGGGACGTGGTGCTGACGGTGTGGGGATGATGACGTGTTGATTGGATATTGCATGCCGGCTGTCACGACGGTGACCCTCACCGGTGGCACGTGGCTCAGTGCGGACCAGGGCTCGGCGCTGTTCGACGGAAAGCCTGGCAGGGCGTCTCGGATCCGCCGCACCAGTTCGCTGGCGATCACGATCACCCTGGCCGAAGCTGTTGTGCCGGGGATCATCGCGATTCTCGGCCTCAACATTCCGCCCGGCGTCCAGGTGAGCGCCGCCGGCGCGAGTGCCACCACCGTGCGACTGCCAGACGGCAGTGTCTGCGCCTGGCTGTTCCCTCAGGCCAGCGCCTTAGTATCGACGGTGTCCGTCGAGATCGCCACAACTGCCACCAACGTGGACGTGGGCGAGATCGCGATCTTCCGGGCAATTGAGGTGGGCATCAGCGACGGCTGGGCGGTGGCCACAATCGACACCAGCTTGCACAACCGCACCAAGGGCGCCCAGGTGAACACGGTTCCAGGGCGTCTGTACCGCAGGCTGACCTGCACTCTGTCTGGCCGGGCGACTGCCATAGTGCGCGGCGGTGGCCTGGGTGGGACCGATTGGGAAACGGTGGCGGCAGCGATCGCCGGGCGCCGGCGCTCCTGTGTGGTTCCGCAGTTCCGGGACATGGTCAGCAAGGCGTTCGACCCGCTGCTGGCGGCGCGCTCGGCGCTCTACGGCTATCCGACACAGCTGCCGTCGGCGGAGAACATCAGCCGGCAGTACTTCTCCGGATACATGGAGTTTGAGGAAATCCCGGCCTGATTTTGTTGTGGAGGTTGCCCGCTGGCACAATCCCGATCTCAACGAGCAGGGAGCGGCAATGATTGAACACACGAGCAAAGTCGATGTTCCGGAGGGGGGGGGCCGGCCGGAAAAGCTGCCAGCCAAGGCTGGATCTGCGCTGGAGGACGTGGGCCGATTGATGGTGCTGCTATCGCTGGTTGCGGGAGTGGTTGGCGTGTTCGCCTTTGGGCGTGTGCCTCGCGTTACGTCGTGGGGCGGGGTTTCCCACGACTGGAACCTGCTCAACGTGTTCGCGGTGGTGCTGAGCACCGGGTGGGCGCTGGCCATGTCATGGGCCGTTTACCGACTGGGGACCGCCCTCTGCTGGCTTGAGCGTATCGGGAAGAAAGTCGAAGTTGAATAGAGATCGGGCGCAAAGCCCGGAAAACCTGTAGCCCAAGGCCCGCCCAGTGCGGGCCTTTTTTATGGACGAAACCATGAGCCTGTACACCCTCACTGTCGACCTTCTGTTGAAGTCCGGATCGTTCGAGCGGGACAGCGGCAAAGCGGCCCGAGTAGTGCAGCGGGACATGTCGAGCATTCAGTCGGCGATGTCTGAGGCAGCGCGACGTGGCGCCGATGACGTGGCGGCAGGGTTCCGTCGCGTGACGCTGGAGGCAGTCGGGATGGGCTCGGCTCTGGCCGCAGTCAAGGCGACAATCGGCCGGGCCGATGAATGGACCGGGATGAGCAACCGTATCCGCCTGGTCACCGCCTCGCAGGCCGAGTTTGTTGCGGCCCAGCAGGATGTGGTCCGGATCGCCAAAGCGACGTATCAGCCGTTGGACGCCACGGCGAGTCTCTATCAGAACCTGGCAATGGTTCAGGATCGGCTCGGCGTAACGGGCGCGCAGACAGCGCGGATCGTGGAGACGGTGAACAAGACGATTGCCATGTCGGGTAGTAGCGCAGCTGCGTCGGAGGGCGCGCTTACTCAGTTTGGCCAGGCCCTGGCGGCAGGTACGTTGCGCGCCGAAGAGTTCAACTCGATGGTCGATGGCGCATCCAAGCTGGTGCAGACCATTGAAGACGGAATGGGCATTGCCCGCGGCAGTCTCCGCAAGTTCGTGGTGGATGGCGGTGTCGCAGCCGATCAGATCGTCAACGCTCTGCTGAAAATGTCTGACGGCGTAGATGACTCGTTCGGGAAGATGCAAGTCCGTGTCTCGCAGTCGATCACCAACCTAAATACCAACCTGACTGAGATGATCGGCAGGGCAGATGAGGCAACGGGGGCTTCCCAAGCGCTTTCTGCGGGCATTGGGGCGCTTGCCAGCAACTTGGAAATGGTAGCGGTTGCTGGTGCTGCCGTGGCATCTGGCCCACTACTGAAGGCCCTACTGGCGCGGGTGGCTGCAGCTAACGCTGGAATGGCAGCAGATCGGGCCGCAGCTGCGCAGAACGTCGCTGCGGCGCAGCAGCTTGAGCTACGGACCCGCGCAGCTATGCTTGATGCTCAGGCGGAGGTGCGGCGCGCCTCTGCGATCGGCGGAAGCGTGTCTGTCAGTTCCAAGGCAGCTGCCGCGACCCTGGAGCATCGGCAGGCCGTCCTCCTGCTTGCTCAAGCACAAGGACAGGCCGCTGCCGCGAATGCCGGATGGGTGGCGCGCGCTGGAGCTTCGACGCTCGCGATGCTTGGAGGCCCGGCCGGTATCGTCACGATGCTGGCCACCGCCGCAGCCGGGTGGCTGATCTTCCGCGACAACACCGCGATAGCATCGGCCGCGCTGATCGATTTCGGAGGCGCAGCTGACACCGCCATCGAGAAGTTCAAGACCCTCAACGCCCAGATGCAGGCCGGTGAAATTCTGCGCCTGCAGAAGGAGATCGATGAGAACTATCGGACCATCACAGGTTCGATCACTGAAATGGTGGCGGCTGCGACGAACTTCGCTACAGCGAGCCAGGCATCCGAGTTCATTCAAGAAACCCAGCGGCTCGATGCTGCCTTCAAGGATGGGAAGATTGGCGCAGATGAATTTTCCAGCGGGTTGGAGGCGGCATGGCGGGCGATGATTGCTGGCTCGCCCGCTGCCGCTACGGTGGCCAAGAGCCTCACAGAAGAGACCGCCGCCGCTGCAACTGCTGGTAGGGAGGTCGATCGCAAGCGGGCAATCTTGGATGCGTTCACTGGCAGCAGCACCCAGGCGAAGGGTGCCACCGACGCGCTGTCGGGCTCGTTCAATGTCCTGGGGGACTCGGCCGGCGCTGCTGGGAAGCGGATCGCGTCGGCGATGCAGGCGCTGCCTGGCCAGCTGGCGCGCGTTGGCAAGAGCGCGGCAGAGGTGGCAAAACTGGACGTGGGCGACTGGTTCAAGGAGGCCCAAGCCAGCGGCGTCGACTTCTCCAAGCGCGACGACCCGAAGGTCAAGCAGTACCTTGAACAGGGCGCCCAGTATATCCGGCTGCAGACCGAGCTGGCCGCGGCGCAGAAGAACTTCACCGAATCGCGCAAGGCTTCGTCGGCCGCAGAGCGTGCGGGCGCGAAGGACCGCAAAGCCGACGCGGAGGCAGTCAAGCGCTACGGCGAGCAGGCGGCGATGGCTGCCGCGACCATGGCTGGCCCGCTGGCTGAGGCCACCGAGCGCCAGAAGCAGCTCGAGGACAAGCTGAAGGAAGCGCTCAAGGAAGGGCGCATCGAGCGTGCCGCGTACAACACGCTCGTGCTGGAGTCGCAGAAGGCGTTGGAGCAGTCCAGCGCTGAGATCAAGAAGGCCCTGGCCAGTCCAGAATCGCTGCTGGCGACCATGGACGCCGAGGTGGCCATGCTCGGCAAGGTCGGGCGTTCGCGAGAGCTATCGCGCCGGCAAATGTTGAACGAGCGCGACATGCGGCAGGAGCTGCAGAGGGCCGTGGAGGCGGCAGGCAGCAAGGAGGAGCTGGCCAGGAGGAAGGGCGTTGCCTCCTATGAGGCGTATGAGCAGTCCATGCTTGCTGCGGCTCGCGCCTCGGCCGATCTGTCGCTGCGAGTGGAAGAGGCTGCAGCGAACGTAGAAGCATGGGCCAACGTGCTGGTGTACGGCGTCGGCGATGCCGCAGATGCCATGTCGGACTTTGTTGCGGGCGGCATGCGCGACTTCGACAACCTATGGGACGACCTGAAGGACGCCGCCAAGCGCGGCCTGCGCGATCTCGCTCGCGAGTTCCTGCAGCAGAAGCTGGTGATCCCGATCCAGACGCAGATCCTCAACGGGATGAGCGGTCAGGGCGGTGGGCTGAATCTGCAGAGCTTGATGGGGTTGTTCGGCGGCAACGGCTCGGCGGCCGGCGGGCAGAACCTGAGCACGGTTGCCGGCCTGCTTTCCAAAGGGCAGGGCCTGTTCGGCTTCGGGCGTTCGGCCGGGGCTGCAGCGGGCACCCTGACGGGCTTCGGCGACGTGACCAGCATGGCCGGAATGACCGGTTCCAGCTTCTCCGGATTGATCGGTGGTGGCAGTGCAGGAGCCGGCGCAGGTGCGGCGGGTGCAGGCGCTGCTGGCTCAGCAGCGGCGGCGGTCCCCATCATCGGCTGGATCGTCGCCGGCATGATGAAGAACGCCCAGTTGTTCGACCAGGGCTGGAACATCGCCAATGGTGAGAGCTGGGCCGGCAAAATCGCCACCGCCGGGGCTGTCGGCTTGGCCGACAAGGGGTTCCGTGCCCTGGGCTTCAACGACAAGGTCGCGTCGATCCTGTCTGGCTCCAGCATCCACGCGAAGCTGTTCGGCCGGCAGGCTCCCAAGGTCACCGGGCAGGGCATCACGGGTAGCTATGGCTTCGGCGGATTCGATGGCCAGAGCTACGCCGATATCAAGGCCAAGGGCGGTCTGTTCCGCAGCGACAAGAAGTGGACGCAGTTCGGCGCGCTGGATCCTGGCATCGATCGCACGTTCGATATGGCCGCGCGCCAGGTGCGTGGTGCTGCAACCGATCTGGCCAAACAGCTGGGTGTGGATCTGACCCAGAAGCTTGGCAGCGTGAAGGTTGACCTGGGCAAGCTCCAGTTGTCGGCCGACTCCACTGAGGCCAAGGCGCAGCTGGAGGCATACCTCAGCGACATGACCAATCGGTTGTACACCGAGGCGGTCAAGGCGGCAGGGTTCGGTGGCCAACTTGACGGCTACTTCGAGGCGTCGGATGTGTTCACCGCGCTCAGTGCGTCGATCGCGCTGGCCGTTGGCAACGCCGATGAGTTGGGCCAGGCGCTCAACGGCCTGGAGGTCGACAAGGTCAACAAGGCAGTGGACTACTTCCAGGACCTGGCCAGCGTCGCCGGCACAGACCTGGCCACCCAGGTCGAAAAGGTGACCGGGCTGCTCGGCAACTACGCCAGCCTCATGGCCGATGTGAGCACCCAGCTGATGACGGCCAACCTGACGCAGTACCAGTCGCAGGCGCTGTCGATCGAGCGCACGTATCGCCAGCAGGTGAAGTCGGCCAACGACTACGCCAAGGCGCTCGGCTTGTCCGGCGCTCGGGCGGAGGACCTGGCCAAGATCGAGGCGCTTCGTGCCACCAACATGGGCAAGCTGCAGGCGCAGATCGACAAGGACAAGAAGGCCATGCAGTACGGCCTGTCGATCAGTGACCTTTCGCCGCTGACGGACCAGGAGAAGCTGGGCGAGGCGATGAAGGAACTGGAGCGGGCGGTGTCCGGTGGCGACACCAGCGCCGCGCAGGCGGCCGCACAGGCAGCGCTGGGCTTTGGTCGGAATCTCTACGCCAGCGGGCAGGACTACAACAGCCTGTACGGCCGCGTGAGCGGCCTGATCGACGGCATGAAGGTCGGCGACCTCAACCAGACGGACGGCACGAGCATGGGGGCGCTGGCGGACGCGATCGAGGCGCTGCCGGACAACTTCAGCCGGGCCGTGTTCGACCTGGTCGTTAACAACGACGCCCAGACACAAACCACCGCCGCCGTGCAGCAGAGCAACGCTCTGCTGGCAGAGCAGAACCAGCTGCTCCGCCAACTCGTGTCCACCACTACCCAGGGCGTACGCAATGCCAGCAGTTCAGCGCTGCGCGAAGCACTCAACGCGAGGTAATCAGCAATGCAAGCAAGGAAACTCACGCTGGTGGAAATCGGCGTGGGCGGGCTGCCGTCCGCGTCTCCGGTGGCACCGCGCTTTTCCACGTGGTTCCCGGTGCCCTTCAAGGCGCCGGACGTGCCGCCGACGAACGAGGTCAGTCCCACGCCGGTGGCCGATGGCGTGGTTCTCGAATGGGACGCGGTCAATCTGGAGGGCGTGGTCTACGTCATCTCGCGCAGTGAGAGCCAGGATGGGCCGTGGACGGAGATCCACCGCACCACCGAGACGCGGTACGTCTACAGCGACGGCAGCGGCAAGACGTGGTGGTTCCAGATCACCCCGACCGTTCGCGGCAAGGCTGGCGCCGGAACCGTGGTGGGCGCTGTTCCGCCCACCACCTCCAAGGACCTGGCTGAGCAGCAGGCCAAGCTGGCGGCGGAGATCAGTGCCCGCATCCAAGCGATCGCAGACGAGGCGGCTGCTCGCGCCGCCGGGCTGGCACAGGCGGCGCAGGACCTGATCGCGGAGGCGCTGCTGCGGCAGCAGGGCGTGACCGAGGTCATGCAGGCGATCAGCGCGGAAGCCCAAGCAAGAATCGACGCCATCCTGAATGAAAAGCTGGCGCGCGAAGCGGCGATCACCCAGGAACAGCAACTGCGGCAGAGCGCCGACGAGTCACTGGCCCGCTCGGTGTCGGAGGTTGCAGCCGGCAGCGGCACGCAGTTCGACAGCATCGAGATCTGGCCCTTCAACCAGACGACTGACGGATGGACCGGCAACGGCGCCCCGACGCTCGTGGATGGCTGGCTGCGACCCGCCAACCATGCCACCGCGCCCTGGGTGCAGTCGCCGGTGGCCTTGGCCGTCGATGGCAGCGCCTATCGATTCGTCAAGCTGCGCGTGAAGCGTGTGGGCAGCCCGGCGTGGGGCGGATCCCTACAGTGGATCACGACCACGGATCAGGCATGGAGCACGCAGAAGCTCGCCGTCATCCCGGAGCCGGCGTGGGACGCCAGCGGAGTGGCCACCGTGGACGTGCAGGACATTGCCTGGTGGCCGGCTACGGTCGACGCTATTCGCCTGCAGCTGGGCACCGAGCAATCGGTGGCCAACTACTTCCTGATCGACTACGTCGCCGTCGGACGCCCGCAGCCCGGGGCGTCCGTGGCGGTGGTTCAGGCCGAAACGGAGGCCCGGATCTCGGCCGATGCTGCCGAGGCCGCCCAGCGCAACACGCTGGCGGTGCAGATCCGAGGCAACTACACCGGCTCGGACCCGCTCCAGTTGACCTCTGGCCTGGCGTACGAGGAGCTGAAGGCCCGCGTTGCGGCAGATGCCGCGCAGGTGCGGCGCATCAGCACCATGGAGGCCAGGATGCCCGCGGGGGAGGGTGCGCTGGCTACTGCTGCGTCGGTCACATCGCTCGAGGAGGCCACGGCGACCACAACCGGTGCGCTGGCGCAGTCGATCACGACCATCAATGCCTCGCTGCCGGCGATCATTGACCAGGGCAACAACAACGCTCAGGCGATATCGGATCTCAGCACCAAGGTTACCCAGCATGACGAGACGATCACGTCGCAGGCAGGGCTGATCACCGCTTTACGCAGCGATGTGACCGATTTGGCTGGAACAACTGCGGCTAACACCACCGCCTTGCAGCAGCTGACGACGCGCGTCACGACCGCCGAGGACAAGATAGAGACGACCTCGCAGCAGATCACCCAGCTGCAGACCGGCGTTGATGGGGTGAATGC